TTTCCGGTTGTGCTGCCCGATCAGGTCCGATCTCATAAGCTGATAAAGAGCGTCATGGACCAGTGCGCCACGCATGGATGATTTTGTATCAATGGTCGGTCCGCTGGCGCCATCCCAGGCATACCCTTTTTTAATCGTTAATAATCCGTCCATGTGCAGGCATATAAAAGGTACGCTTATTTCATATCCGGTAATCACGGTCTGAATGGAATAATCTTCCGCGAGCTGATACTTATAGCCTGATGTGTATTTGATCTGATTCCTCATCGTAACTTCCTTATCTCGCCGCACAGTTTCAAAACCCTGAAAATATGCCCCTTGACATACTTCGGCTTTGAATTATTCATGTAACGGATCATTCTCAAAATCATGTACTCCTGCCAATTTTCCGGCTTCTGCAAGAGGATTTCCTGATTTCCGCCGCCAGGTAACCGCGGATCGTTCTGCGGATTAACCTGTGAATCAAACAATGCAATATCGAGAGGAAAGGGAGCGTTATCGCAACCCGCAGGAATCCAATATTTTTTGAGATAGATTTCTTTTGCCTTTTTGAGCGTGAGGTTCTTAACATCGACATCTGGATTATATCGTTTGCTGATTCCATATTTCGTTGCTCCGCCCGGGTCGTCAGGATCGTTGGTGTAAGTTGCGTTACCCTCTAGGTTCAGAGTGAGTTTAACGCCAATTTCGTAAGATGAACGCATTACTTTTCTTCCATATGCTTAATAATTCGCTGGTCTATGGTATCCAGCCGTTGCGCGATATATTCAAAACGCGTTTCTGTTTTTGTAAGACGATCGCCGTGATCCGACAAACAATTAAAAGCATATGCAGCAAAGCTTGCAAAAAGAACGATCACCAATGATAGCACTGCCCAAAGACTGAAAGTAACGGTTGTCTCCGGAGATTGCCGATTATTAACCCCATTGTCATTTTCATCATCATGTCTGTGTTTTGGCGTCATCTGATCACTTCCTTTACTTTGCAATTAATAATTCTTTTGCGGCTTTTCCCTCTGCGCGGCATTTCTCGACATGGGCGTTCCATTCATCAGCTTCTTTGCTTGCTCCCAGCCTCAGCATTTTGATCTCGTCGTTCACAGTGTATCGCGCCCTGATTTTTTCTACGGTCTGAGCGTCTATTTTGTCGGCCTCAAGATTCGCCTCAATCAGTAAAACCGGCTGTTCGGCTGGCAGGGTCACGCTGTCCGGCACTTCCACGTAGGTGAATCCGTCAAGCTCGCCGAGCACCTGGATGCGCTCTTTGAGTTTCAGCAATTCGTAATCCGGCTCAACCAGCGCATGGGTTGTAATCGGCGTGATAATTTTTCGGTATTTGTATTGCTTTGCCATTCTTGATAGCCTCCCTGATTATTTTGAGCATATAGGTTAAAGAGTTTGTGCCTTTCGCGTGGCCCAGCAGCGAATTGATGGAATCCGGTTTCTGCGCCTGGACCATGCGGTGAAATTTAAAAAGGCTGTATTTCCGGATGACGGATATTGTCCGCCACATGCGATAACCGCAGAAGTTTATTCCCTTGCGCACTTTGGCGATGCTGCTTTTGGATAGCGTCAGGCCAAGGTTATTCTGTAAAAATTCGATAACTGTTTTCCGGTAATCGAGGCACTTATCGCGTGACAAACCGATAAGCAGAAAATCGTCAACATAACGGACGTAATGCCTGATTTTTAAGACGCGCTTGACAAAATGATCAAGCGGATTGAGATAAATCAGCGCATAAATCTGGCTCAATAAATTGCCGATAGGAATGCCGATGGGCGTTTCCATTTCGGCATACATCATCATTACGTCAACAAAGCGGCTGTCTTTGATTTTGACCTCAATCAACTTGCGCAAAATATCCCTGTTGATCGTGTAGAAGAATTTCCGCACGTCCATTTTCAGGATATAGTCATCGCCGGAATGTTTGCGCATATACTGACGAGCGCAATGGGCCGCTTTATGCGTCCCGTAGCCGACACGGCACGCGAAAGATTGATCAATAAATGACCGGTCGAAAATGTGATAAATCGTCCGGTAAATAGCGTGCTGGACAATCACGTCCTTAAATGTCGGAGCGTGGATGACGCGGCGCTTCGGCTCGGTAACGACAAATTGCACATAGGGATCCGGGTGGTAAGTACCGTCCTGCAATTGATTGTAGATCATGTTCAGATTGCTGCCGAGGTTTCGCTCAAATTCAAAACAGGCGCGGCGCGAACGTTTCCCGCGCCGGGCGTCAAGGTACGCCAGATAAAGATTTTCTTTGCTGAAAGCTGTCTGAAATAAATTTCCGTATCGTTTCATTTTTATTTCCCGTAAATCCCTGGTCTTCGGTTCCCCTACCAAAAAGGGATGGTTTACAGATTTCGCGTAACGCCGGATAGCATATCCCTGTTGCTCCACGTTCCTCATTTGAGGTTTGAGGTTTGAGCAGTAGTCGAGACGAAACCCCATATTATTGTTCGCATTCGTGCGGTTGTTGTTCCAATTGGAATTCCAGACACCGGCATTCGTGCTATTGCTCCAATTCCCGGACGAGAGGAGGCACATTTTAATATGCTACCCGTTACCAACGATTCTCCTCCTTGATTTTTAATATCCAACCGCCGATCATCCGGCCCAGATCATCGATGATGGAATTGATGGCCAGATAACGATGCGGCCCCGGATTTTCTTTCGTTTTTGCACCGCCTATAAAATCAAAATAGCCAAGTTCATTGGCCAGCATGAACTGCATACGCAGCTTTTCATGCGTGATGTCCAGTTCCGTCAGGGTGGTTTTCTTGTGATACCTTTTTTGCGCTTCTGTAATGAGATCATAAAGTTCATAAGCCGTATTCCTGATTCTGTTGGCCAAAGCGTATTTCTCGTGCTTTGGAAAATGATTAAGATAAATGTTCATTAGCTTCACAAACTCCATGTACTTTCTATTCAACTGTGCTTCACTATGTGCTCCCATCGCTTCGCTATCGCTCGCTTTAACAATTTATTCAGGATAACAGGCGAGACGAAACCCCACAACTAGTGCTCGCACTCGCGCGGCTGCTGCTCCAATAGGAACTCCAGACACCGGCACCCGTGCTATAGCCCCAACCCCCGGACGAGAGGAGGCACATATCGTTTATAAAATACTGGTAAAAATAATCTTTCCCGAATAAATTTGTTCCGGTTGCATCAATGGCATTGGATGTCATCGGGAATCCCGCGCCGGTCAAGAGCCAGTTCGCGCCTGACGTATCGCCAGACAGAACCTGTGCAGTCCCTGACCCTATTCGCATTGCGTAGGAGTAGCCGGGCTTGAACGGCGGCGTAAATGCGGTCATGGTCGCAGCAATACCGGTCGCTCCCCAATGATCGGTAGCCAATGAGTTTCCGGACGTGTAGGATTTCATCGCCACACTTGTGTTGGTGGCGTAGGTCGTGCCATAGGTTACTGTGCCGTTGGCCGCCCACGCGCTTAATGCACTGCTGTCCAAGACTATCGTAAACTTATCATCAGCCGTCTTTGTAATTTGCCATATTTTTCCGTTGATGGCTGTCGCCAACGTTCCGGCGTCAATTGAGTCGATTTGTATTAATGCGCCTGTGGATAGGCCGTGATTGGTTGAGGTTGTGATTTCGCAGGGATTGGCGTTGGAAATTCCACTGATTGTTTTCGTGCCAGTCAGAGCCGTAACTCCGAGTTCAATCTCCCACATTCCACCGTTGATATCGGCAACGCCGCTATCCTGCCCGTTGTGTGTGGTTTTGGCGAACTGCACACCGGAGCCCGTCGTGCATGTATTGGAGTAACCGTCAAAAGTGTAAATCACGGTCGCGTCGTCGTTATCCTTTAGCGCGTTGCTGTTGCATCCCTTGGGATAATTATAGGTAGTGTTGTACCACGCGGCATTTGTGGCGGTCTGAGAATACTGCCCATGAACCAACGACAACATCGCCAGAGCAGCATTTTGAAAAACAGATTTGACATGGAATATAGAACTGGCGTTGACATTACCGTTAGAGCCGTCGCGACGATGAGCTAAATCAACAGCGCTGTAATTATAATTTGCTCCTCCGGTTAAATCGGCGAAAGGATTGTGATTTGCGGATGACGATAGTGGTTTGCCTCCCTTGATTGATGCTGCCGTATAACCTGCGCCGTTGGCCACTTTGGAGTTTTTATATTTATCGACGAAAAAACCTTTTTGTTCCTTGCCGCCGTCGTAGAAAGCCCGGTGCAGCGCATATCCGGCGACGTTGGCGGCTGTGGCGTTGGCAAAGTCGTAATAGCCTTTAATCTGAATAGAGTTATTGCCGTAAGTAATTATTGTATCATTGAACTCAAATCCAGTTCCAAATCCCTTCGTAGCTTGACCGCCAGAAGTATATGCTCCGTAACCGGAAGAATCCACGCCGATGGTGTATTCGTTGTCGTCGACCTTAGTAACGGTGTAAAAAAGATTATTGACCTGTGTCATTCCAGCGACATTATTGATAAAAATTTTATCGCCGTTGACGTATCCGTGCGCCGCTTGTGTCACTTTTGCAGGATTGGCCTGTGTAATGGCAGTGATATTTCCCCATGTGTGCATCCGGTAATAGAACTGTGGGATGTAAACCATGATCGATCCGTCGGTAAACTGATAATTGCCGTAGTTAGGGCTGGACGGGTCCTGATAGCCTTTCAGTGGCGTCATTCCCGCCGGAAGGATATTTGCCGGGCATACACCCACGCCGAAGCCCAGTTGACCGGGTGTGCCGATGAGATTGTCTGTCTGTCCTAGCCCGACGACATTTGCCACTCCGGAGACGATAAGATTATCCGCTACAAGATTCGTCAGGCCGGTCACGTTGCCGCCTGTGATTGTTGCGTTGTCTGCGTTCTGCGTGGCGAGGGTGCCGAGGCCTAACTCAGTTCTGGCCGCTGTGTCATTCGCA